TTGGGGCAAAGCAAACTCAGTTTGTGAGGCTTTATGGACTGCTTGCGATACATCACCAAACTCAGAAATTTCAATTACTCTTACAGCTGCAACTGGCGCACAATTTGTATTTCCAGTATTGCCTGTATATCCAACCGCAGGTGGCTCTGGAATTGATGCACAAACAGTATCTTTTACATTTGCAGTTGCACGTGGTGAAGTAACCGAAACATTTAGTTAAAAAATAACTGGGAGCACAAATGAAACTAGCAATTACAATTGAATATAACTCAGGCGAGCAAGCCACTTATGTAGCCCAACCGCCTGAGTGGGCAAAATGGGAAAAAACAACAGGTAACACTATTAGCCAAGCAAAAGATAAACTTGGTATGTGGGATTTGATGTTTTTGGCATATAACGCACATAAGCGAGAAAGTGCCGGAAAACCAGTTAAACCATTTGAGGCTTGGATGGAAACAATCGCAGATGTCATAGTCGGTGATGCAAACCCAAAAGCCACCCAGCAGGGAGCCTAAGCAGGTTATTGGTTGAGTTGGCAATAGCCACACAGATACCAATGAGCGAATGGGTTGATGCAAACGATATATTAACCGCGATCGAAGTATTGGAGCAGAGGAATGGCGCGTGAATCAGTTGCGTATGACAAATCCGATCTCCGCGATGTCTATAAGGCTTTCAAACTTATGGACGATCAAGCAGTCGATGAAGCACGCCGTCAATCTGCTGCTTTGGCGTATTTTGCATCTGAAGAAATTAAACAAGCAGCTGGTCAAAGAACAAAATCAGGCAAGGTCGCGCAGAGAGTTGCGGATGGCGTTAGCATTAAAAAGTCAAGCAAGATTGGTGAATTCAGTTATGGGTTCGCAAGACAAAAGTTTTCAGGTGGTGCTACTACGCAGACCCTATGGGGTGGAATTGAGTTTGGTTCAAATAAATTCAAACAGTTCCCTACTTTTTCTGGAAGGTCAGGTCGTGGATCTCGCGGATGGTTCATTTATCCAACCCTTCGCAAAATTCAGCCTGAATTGATTAACAAATGGCAAGAAAGTTTCGATCGCATTCTTAAGGAATGGGTCTAATGGCAAAAGATAGTCGCACGCTAAAACTTTCAATTCTTGCCGATATTGATGACCTAAAGAAAAAGCTAAAAGACGCTGATAGTGCTGTTGAGGAAAATTCAAACAAGATTGGCGAGTTTAGCAAAAAGGTAGGCAAGGCATTCTTAGTTGCTGGCGCTGCTGCTGCTGCCTATGCTGGCAAATTATTATACGATGGTGTTAAAGCAGCAATTGAGGATGAGAAGGCTAACGCTAAATTAGCGGCTACCTTGATCAATGTTGCCGGAGCAACCCAACAAACTATTGATGAGGTCTTGGCATACTCAAGAGCAACCGAACTTGCCACAGGCGTAACTGAGGATGAATTAAGACCATCACTTAATCGATTAACAATTGCTACAAAAGATGCCAGCGAAGCGATGCGCTTGCAACAAATTGCACTTGATGTAGCTGCTGGATCAGGTAAGAGTTTAGATGCTGTTACTCAAGCAATTAGCAAGGCTTATGAAGGCAACACAGCTTCCCTTGCTCGTCTAGGCATTGGATTAAGCGCAGCTGAACTAAAGACCATGAGTTTTACTGAAATCACTAAGTTACTATCCGAAACATTTGCTGGTCAGGCTGATATTGCAGCAAACACTTTTGAAGGTCGTATTCAAAGATTAAGATTAGCATTTGAGGATGTAAGAGATTCTTTGGCTGAAAAGTTACTGCCATTTATTGAGCGGTTTATTAATTTCTTATTTCAAAAAGGCATACCTACACTAGATGGATTTGTTGCTGGATTGACCGGAGATGAAGGATTAAGTAAAGCATTAACAGAAACTCAAAGAGGCGCTGAAACATTTGGCAAAACCATTTCAGGAGTGATTGGCATAGTTCAAGGATTTATTACATTTTTGCGTGAAGCAATTGGTTTAGTCGTATCTTTAGCAAATGAGTTAATTAGGGTTGTAAATATCATTCCTGGCGTTAATATAGGAGCATTACCCAATCCAGCGCCATCAGCTAGTAGATCGTCATTACCAAGCGTGCCACAACCAAGAGGATCATCAAACTTTACTTATGGGGCGGGTAATCCGTTAAACATTACAGTAAATGCTATTGATGGCGAAGGCGCTGCTAGGGCTGTTGCAAAAACCTTAAACGCTCAATCCGCTAGAAGTGTCAGCGCATTAAGAGATAGAGTAAATTAAAAATGACAGTCTTTACTCCAGACTGGAAACTTAATGTCGGTGGGGTTGATTATACTGATATAGCAATATCTGATATTCAGCATCAAGCAGGTCGAACAGACATTTATGAACAACCACTTCCATCATATATGCAAATCAGTTTGGTGGCTTTATCTGGACAAACTTTACCTTTTGACATAAATGATTCATTTGATTTACAAGTAAAAGATACAAGTGGATCTTATGTATCTCTATTTGGCGGTGATGTTACAGATGTAACTGTTGAGGTGGGTGCAACTGGATCAATTGCCACAGTTGTAGAATACACGCTTTTGGCTATGGGAACATTAACAAAATTAACCAAAGAAATCTTTAATGACAACATTTCCCAAGATGAGGATGGTGATCAAATTTATGATGTTTTGTCTAGCGTATTGCTTGGAACTTGGAATGATGTGCCAGCAGCTTCAACATGGGCAACTTATGATGCAACTGAAACTTGGGAGGATGCCGTCAATCTAGGACTTGGTGAGATAGATCAGCCTGGTCTTTACACAATGAGTTCCCAATCAAATGTTACCGATACGATATATGATGTTATTTCAGATATTGCCAATTCAGCTTTTGGATATATTTACGAGGACAATCAAGGTAACATCGGTTATGCAGATGCAGACCACAGACAGAATTATCTTTTAACAAATGGTTATGTTGAACTAGATGCCAACCATGCGTTAGGTCAAGGGTTATCTACAATCATGAGATCAGCAGATGTTCGAAATGATATTTATATTAATTATGGCAACAATTACAATCAGCAAGTTGATGCCACAGATGCAGCTTCTATTGCCTTATATGGCTACAAAGCCGAAACGATCAACTCTAGGGTTCATGGAACTGTCGATGCTCAGGCTATTGCCGATCGATACATAGATCAAAGAGCTTATCCAATTGCAGCATTTCAATCGATCACTTTTCCAATTACTAACCCTGAAATAGATAACGCAGATCGGGATGATCTATTAGCTGTATTTATGGGAATGCCGGTTCATATTCAAAACCTACCCGACCAAATATCCAATGGAGATTTTCAAGGTTATGTTGAGGGTTGGTCATGGAGCACTCGGTTCAATGAATTGTTTCTCACAATTAATGTTTCTCCAGTCGCATTTAGCCAAGTAGCGATGCGTTGGAATACAACACCGATTACCGAAGCATGGAACACTTTAAGCCCGACTTTGACATGGGAATACGCTACAATAGTAGCCTGATAATAGGAGAAAAATGCCAACTACCACAAATTATGGGTGGACAACACCAGCCGACACCGATCTTGTCAAAGATGGTGCAGCTGCAATTCGCACACTTGGAACTGCAATTGATACAACAACTTACAATAACGCTAATGCAGCAATTGCCAAAACTATTGTCGATGCAAAAGGCGACATTATTGCAGCAACCGCAGCCGATACAGTTAGCCGTTTAGCCGTTGGCGCGAACGACACAGTTTTAACTGCTGACTCATCAACAGCCACAGGATTGAAGTGGGCTACTCCGTCAAGTGGTGGAATAACTTTAATTTCTGAAACAGTAGCAAGTTCATTAACATCACTTTCTTTTTCTTCAATTCCGCAAACATATAAACAACTTTATTTGGTATGGATGGGAATTAGTCATAGCGCAACTGGCAGTTCATTCAACTTAAAAATTAACAATACAAATGACGCATCTGCACAACAAATGCAAATGTTTTCATTGGCTGGAAATACTTTAACCAGTTCATTATCGGCAAACAGCATTATTGGAATAAATGCTTTTGGTGCTTTTGGCGAATCCGCAAATGCAACTGGCGACCCTTTTCAAAGAGTCCAAGGTTATATTTTCATAGACAATTACGCTTCAACCACAAGAACGAAATTTTTTGAGTTCCAATATGGTGGTGTTCTAAATACAACTCCAACAAATTATCTTGTTAGAGGAACAGGTTTTTGGAACAGCACCACCGCTATTTCATCGCTTGATGTTGTGCGTTCTAGTGGAACAGGTAATTTTTCTAATCAAACCAACACCTCAATCAGATTATATGGGATAGCATAATGACAAAAAGAATAATAAATTGCGAAACTGGCGAAGTTATTGAAAGAGAATTGAACGAAGAAGAATTGGCGCAGCAGGCCATTGATGAGGCTGAAGCAAATGTCAAAGCAGAGGCTGCAGCAACAAAAGCAGCACAACGCCAAGCAATACTAGACCGCTTAGGTTTAACTGCTGACGAAGCAAAATTGTTATTTGGCTAATGAAGCCTTGGTTATCTAAAGCTGCTGATACCTTACGCGACCAAATAAATGGAGCGTTTGTGGGTCGCAGCAGGAAAGCTGATGGATGGATCGGTGATAGTAAGCACGCATCTAGAAAATCCGATCACAACCCACGACCTGACACAGCCGAAGTATGCGCGATCGACATTGACGCTAGCCTTTCTGACCAACAAGGAATTAGTTATGATTTGGCAGATCAGCTTCTACTCGCAGCAAAAAAAGATAAGCGTATATCTTACATAATCCACTCTGGCAAAATTGCTAGTGCTAGATCGCTGTGGAAATTCAAAAAATACACCGGCATCAACCCGCATCATAAGCACATCCATATTTCATTCAAACCTAAGCAAACAGGCGAGAAGTTCGACATCCCACTACTGAAAGGTAATTAATGAAACTATCCAAAAAACACAAAGCAGCAATTAAGTCATATTTAAGAGCTGTGGCAGCTAGTGGTGTAACTGTTGCGCTTGCCATTGTCGCCGACATTCATCCAGCTTATGCAACATTATTGGGTGCAGTCATTGCGCCATTGGTAAAAGCCTTAGATCCAAAATCTGGGCATGAAGCAGATTATGGTGTAAATGCGAAATGACACCAAACGAATGGGTCGCATTTGGCGTTGGCGTTTGCAGTATCGCGACCGCTTTATTGCTGGTTCTACGCTGGGTTATTAAATCTTATTTAGCAGAGCTTAAACCGAATGCTGGCAGCTCGATCAAAGACCAAATTACGAGGTTAGAAAAGCGTGTCGATGAGTTGTTTGCAATAATGAGTAGGCGACAATAATTTCATGGCGAACACACGCAAACGAGTAAAGCGGACAAAGATCAATAGGCGGAGAGTTCGCCAAACTATTGAGCCATTGACAAAACTGGATCAACATTACATTGCGTTGCATGCGTGCTACAAAGCAGCTAGAAAAGCAGGTTTTACGCCTGAGCATGCGTTTTGGTTAATGACCGAACATAAAACATTTCCAGAGTGGATAGTTGGCGATGGCGGCATAATTCCGAGCATTGATCCAACAGAAGGCGATGACGATTAAGTCAAACCGCAGGTATTTAGTAACGCCTGATTTGCAGATACCGCTGCATCATCCAATAGCTGTAAAAAATTTGATCAAAATGGCAAAACACGAAAAGTTTGATTTTGTGTTAAATGTCGGAGATGAAATGGATTTAGGCTCACAATCGCGTTGGGCAAAAGGCACAAAACTAGAGTTTGCCGAAACGCTTGACGCTGAGCGAAAAATAGGTCAAGAAATTTTGTTTGATTTAGGAACTACTGACATA